AACGGCACTTGCATATTTTGCTTGCCATAAAACATTTCTACACTCATTTTACTTATAGGGTTGTACCCAAACCCCGCCATAATAAAAGACATTCCGTTCTTTCTTCCTACTTCCCCAGACCAATCTGAATTCATTGTTATTTTAGAGGGGATGTATTCACTCAAATGTTTCCATTCAAAAGAACCGTCATCCATGTAATTCATTTCTTCTGTTACATATTTCCAATACGGAGTATCGTCTCTTTCTGCTAACGCATAATGTGCGGCAATAAATGATGTGTACCTTTCCATGCCTTTCCGAACGGTTTTGTTAAATATATCTTTATCGTAGCCATTAACCTTACAACCTCTTCTTTGCAATGATTGAATTAAAGCAAAAATAGTATTATGAGTCAACATTAAACCTGTCGCTTCAATAGGTTCTATAAACCCATTTGATAGACCAATAGCACAAACATTTTTTACCCAATTCCTTTCATGTATCCCCGCAGGAATGTCAATATGTACAGCCTTAATGTTTTCTATTTCTTCTCTATCGTGCGGGTAATCTCTATCGTTTATTAGATATTCTCTTAATTCGTTTTCCGCTTCTTCTTTTGTTAAGAATTTATCACTGTAAACATAACCAGTTCCTATTCTATCCCATAGAGGAGTATTCCACACCCAACCAGACGATAACGTTGTTGCGTTTGTAGAATGTTCCATTTCTATATCTTTATCCACGTATGGAATTCTCATCGCCACCGCTTTATTATTAATTAGTTTGTTTTTGAATGATATGAAAGGTTCGTTTAACGTTTCTGTGAGGAACATCGACTTAAACCCAGTGCAGTCTATATAAAGGTCTGCCGAAATATCACCGTTATTTTTAGTAGTAATACTTTTAATAGATTCGTCTTCGTTTTGATTAATACCAACAACGTTATCTACGACCTGTTTAACCCCTTTTGGTTTGCAGTAGTGAGTTTTTAGATAATCGCCAAACAAACCTGCGTCCATATGGTATGCCGTATCGTGATTAAAATTCCAACCACGTAATTTAAAGTCTCTTGTTAATTTGTTATTCTTAATTAACTCGTTCGAACCTAAAGCAAACGCTGCAAATTCGTCGTTGTTTGCACCAATTAATGCTTTTTTTGTGAACCAGTCAGCGGCAATAAAATCGTGCAGGTATGTAGATTCTCCAAATGGATACCTAACCCTCGTTCCCTTTCCGTCCCAATTAGTGAAATCAATAGAAGTCTTATATACAGCATTACAATGTTTCATCCAATCGGAATCTTTAATTTCTAAATCTCTTAGAAAAATATTAATCGAATTGATTGTAGATTCCCCAACACCAATAGTAGGAATGTCGCTAGACTCTATTAGTGTTATGTCCATATCTGGGAAGTTTTTAATTAAACTAGCAGAAGTCATCCATCCGGAAGAACCCCCTCCGACAATGACGATTTTCTTAATGTCTTTCATTATTCACCTTATTCATAATATATGTAATTATATATAAGACACAAAAAAGGAGGCAATTGCCTCCTTTTATTAACATAGGTGTTAATTTATAAACCTAATTGACCTAAGTCTGTTCCGTCTTGAGTAGATCTATCTGGAATCATAATCATATTAATTTCTTCTAATGCTTCAAATGTATTATCTACATCGTCGTTCGCAGGAGAAACTGGGAATTTAATAAATTCAACAGGAACGTTTGCCCAATCTACTGGCATATTTCTTAATTGTTCTCTATATGTTACCCATAATGCCTTTAAATCTGCTGGCATATCAGATACAACTTTACTGTCACTTTCCTCTAGTCTAGTGTTACGCAAGTCTCTGATAAAGTCCCAAGACCTTGCACCAGTTGCGATTCTATCTTCTTCGCCTTTAAAAACAAGGTCGGCAGTATAATCTGCTAAAATATCATTCTCAGAGAATACGTCTCTAATGTCAGTAGGGTCTGGTATTAAAGCATTAGGTTGATCTGCAGGACCAACTGAAACTTCGTAAAATTTAGTAGGTTCGATTCCACCAAACAGCAATGCTATTTTGATAGTATTTTCCATAGTATCTGCTTCTAAAACATTCTCGTCTAAATGTAAAGGTCTAGGTTGTTCTGTCATATCTGCAGGATCGAATGTTCTTTCTATAATTCCTGTTTCTTTTTCTGTCCATAATATTAAAGATTCTAAACCATCATATGGTTGAGTAGAAGTTTTACCCTCAGAAAAGTCTGAACCAAATCGAACGTTAGGTAAATTGTATGTTAATAATTTTTTCATTATATTCTCCTATTAAGACCACGAAATTTTAACAAGTCCGGCAGCACCGAAACCACCAGTACAACCTGTTCCAGAACCAGATTGATGCGCTGCACCACCACCACCAGGAAACGCACTATGTCCAGAACAACAAGCCATATTACCAGTACACCAATGTTTACCGATTTGTGTACCAGATACTGCAAATGGTCCAGTTGGGCCACCAGAAGAACCAAAAGTAGTCGCACAACAGTTATATTGTCTAAAGTAAGAACCAGAAGTTCCTCTAAATTCAACATCACCACCGTATGTTGGAGAGTTACAATGATGCGTCACCCAACCTGCGTTATAGTTACCTCTATCACACTGAATGTGTCCGATATGACAGTTATAACAGTTTGATGCTATATCCCAGTTTGTAGATCCACCAGGACCACCAAGTGCACATAAGTTAGATAGTCCAGAACCCGTTACATATGAAGTACAACCCTGACGACATGCTCTATTACAAGAACAACAGCAATCACATTGAGATGTTCCTGCGGCACAAACTAGATATGCAGTAGAACCAGCAGTAAACGCAGATTCTGTTATAACTTTAGAAGTGTAGTTACCACCACCACCACCAATACCAGCATCATGGTCACCACCAGAACTTCCGCCTGGTCCACCACCACCTAAAACTTCAAATTTAACGGATTTAACTCCTTCGGGAACAGTCCAAGTGCAAGTTGCACCACCATTAGCACATGACCAGTGATTGTTGTTATAAACATACAACTCACCACCAGCAATGGAACCTCCACCAGCCGCAACTAATGCATCAACTCCAATTTGAGTTTCGTCTTGCAGGCAAGTTACTTGACCACTTTGTACTGCTTCAATTTCTGTTTGTTTTGAACAAACATCACGAAGAGTTTCGAAAGTAGTGTTAGCAAGGTATTCCAACGTGGCATCCACGTCCTTTGCCATTTGGTTCATTTTACCAAGTGTTAAAATATCCATTTTTTATATCCTTTTAATAATTTCTATATAATTAATTTACTCTACCCCAGACGGTAATTGAGATACAACGGCCGCGTCAGCGGCAGTACGTTCTGCAATCTTAATTACCTTAACGTGAGCATAATCAACATCGTCTAATTCGTCGTTGATTGCTTCTCCTGGTGCTTTAGGAAAAACTATTAAGTCTAACGGAACTCCGTCCCAATCGGCTGGCAAGTTTCTTAAAGCAGAACGATAGTCGATCCAACCTTGTTTAAGTGCTGTCGGCATATCTTCCGAAGTAGCTGCATCAGTAGCTTCTAATTGGTCGTTCCTTGTGGATCTAATAAACTCAATGTCCCAATTGTCTCTTCCTGGATTAAATTCCGCAGTCTGACCATAGTCGTCTCCGACAACACCAGTTTCATACGTCAACGCAGACCAACCTGTGTCTGGATTATAACCATGCACAACTGAGTTTTGATCATACACTTCACTAGGGTATGTAGTGTCAAGTACTGTGTTATTTCTTGCAGAAGAAGGACCAACTGCTACTTCATACACTTTAATGAAACCGAAAGCAGTTGCCCCGTCTTCGTCAGTTGGTCCGATTAAACCGCAACGAATGCAATTTTCGTCAGATTCTTCGCAATCCAAAACTAATTCGTAAAAATCAAGTGGAGTTGGTTGACCGCATAAGTCTGCCATGTCCTGCACTTCCTTAATCATGTTTGTCTCTTTATCCATGAATAACATTAAACTAGCAGGACCATTATATTCCTGTGTAGAAGTTTTACCCATAGAGTCGTCTGTACCGTATCTCTCATTAGGAATTTTATATGTAACCGTTTTTGTAATATTTGCCATTTCTATTCTCCTAATATATTATTGGTATGAAACTTTAACAAGTCCACCAGCACCGAATCCACCCCAACAACCAGAACCACCGGCGAAACCACCATGAGCACCACCACCACCAGGGAAGTATGAATGACCACGACAACAACCCATACCAGTAGTGGTACAATGGTTAGTATCTTGTCCTTGAGAACCTGAACCCGAGAATGGACCAGTTGGACCACCACGTGTTGTTGCTAAATGAGAACAACACGAATACCCTTTATTAATCATTCCAGGAGTACCAGTAAATCCGTAATCCGCACCAAAGAAACCTGGAGTACAAGATTGACATTGACCCCAACCACCGGAAACAGAACCACCAACAGTACACTGAGCACCAATAGAACAATCATAACATGAAGATAACTTATCCCATGCAGTCCAACCACCCTCACCACCTGTAGCACAGAAGTTAGATAGTCCAGAACCTGTTACATATGAAGTACAACCAGTATGGCATGGTTGACAATGTGAACAACAAGCACAAACAGATGTTCCTGCGGCACATAAAGTGAATGATGATAAATTACCTGCGTCTGAAGTAAAGTCTACCCCTGCTTCTAGAGTTCTGGCTGCATAGTTACCACCCCAACCACCGACACCGATGTCGTGATCACGACCACCAGATCCACCAGGACCACCACCACCAAGAACTTCGAATTTAACAGACTTAATTCCTTCAGGAACAGTCCAATTTAAACAACAACCACCATTGGTCACTGACCAATGATTGCTATTTAAAATCATAAATTCTTTATAAGGTTTAGAACCACCGCCTGCTGCAACAAGAGAATCAATTCCAGTTTGCACCTCATCTTGCAGACAAGTTACTTGTCCAGTCTGAGTAGCTAAAACTTCTGCCTGCACATCGCAAACGTCTTTTAACGTTTCGAAAGTAGTGTTGGCTAGATACTCCATTGTTTGGTCTAAATCCTTAGCCATTTGGTTCATTTTACCAAGTGTTAAAATATCCATAGTTGTATGTTCCTTCTAATATGTTTTAATTATTTATAATAAATTTTTATACGTCCCAAATGTCTTTAAGGGTAATAATTCCCTTCATGTCATTTGTCGCACCGTCGTATCTTGAAGACTCATAAACTAATGAGTCTGGAGAACCTTTAACCCATGACTGAGTAGTAAATTCCCAAGAATCGTTTAATGAGTGTCCTTCATAATTGCCCCACTGTACTAAAACTCCGTTCTTAAAGTTTGTTCCGGCAGAGGAATTAGCACTGAATGGTGAATCGTCGGTATTACCTTTAGGTCCGTATAATGCATAAGCAGTATTTGCGTTATTAATAGATCCTCCAGAGTGAGTAACAGGTCCAGCAACAATAATAGTTGGAGTCTTGTATGCACTACCTGGACTTTGAATAACAATATTAGAAACATTACCAGCACCACCTAACGATACAGTGCCAGTAGCACCATAGCCGGTAGGCTCTGGGTGACTATCGATAACAATAACTCTAGTCTGTCCATTAATATAGTCTGCCCAATCTTCTACGATAGTAGCTCCACCAAGACCATTATTTAGTCCAACCGTTCCTACATATCCGATACCAACAGTATTTGTTGAATCTGTACCAACTGTGCCACCACCGTCTGTTACGATAACACTAGGTTCGTCGTAACCAGAACCACGTGTGGTAAATTCAATTGCAGAAATAACATTATTGATATCAACGCTAACCTCACCACCAGTTCCTGTGTTTTCTGGGTCGTTAATAATAAGTTCCATGTCTGCATAACCAGAACCAGAACGAACAACTTTAACTTCTTTAATTTCTCCGACTGTAACTTCAATGAACCATTCTGCTCCTGAATTAGTACACGCAGATGGGTCTGTAATTGTAGCATCAGAACAGAATGCAGGAACTGCAAAAGTTGTGATTTCTGCAGTTACAGAAGCATTAGAACCATAATTACGACCGATTTCTGCCCCTAAATCGTCTAGAATTGGGAAACCTGTTGGATCGAATACTATAATTTCAGTTTCTAGCGAATAACCAGTACCTGTGTTGACGACAGTAACTTCTGCTACAGAACGGTCTAATATTGGAGTTGCGTATGCACCCTCACCTGGACCAGAAACGTCAATAATTTTAACAGTATCACCTGCGACATAATCCTTTCCTGGACGGTCTACTGCAATGTTAATAATATTACCAGAGGCATTTACCGTAGCAAGACCACGCAAACCACCACCCGTTTCAGTAACCATGTCTACAAATACAGTATTTTCACGTACCCATAAAGTTGCACCAGCACCTGAATTTGTATCCGTGATAACATACTTATCTGTTAGTTCTGTATCTTGAGTAACTGTATATGAGAACACAGCATTTTGAGGGATATCTCCAGAATCAAATACACCATCTTCATGAGTAACAGTATGAGCACCAATGTCGAGGTTAGTAAATTCAATCGTATCTCCGACATTAGCAGAGATAATCGATGGAACAAAAGCGTTATTTTGAATAACAACAGATACTGTTTTAGATGTTGTATCTGTGTATCCAGTACCTTGATCACTTAATGAGATAGAATTAATACCACCATTAGCAAAATAAAGTTGAACTACAGCAGCAACTGATTCATTACCACCAGTTATTGTTAATGTATCAGAAACCGCGTATGCACTTCCTGTATTTGTAATAACTACTTTATCTAACGTATCATCTTCGTTTAATACTGCATAACCTGCAAGACTAACACCAGTAGAAGTGGTCATTCCTATTGAAATTTGAGGGTTGACTTGATATCCATCAGAATTCTTTCCGTGGTCGTGTGGGCCAACTTGACTTGCGAAGTAAAACTGCTCAGAGAATGTATTCCATCCAATATCGATATCGTGACTATGTCCACTTTCGACCGTTGTAGCTGTAACATTCGTGCCTGAAATAATAGTATTAACATCTGCTTGAGATATTTGTAGGTTATGAGTATGTCCATTACCTCCGTCTTGTACAGTGATATTCCAAAAACCTACATAACCAGCACCAGCAGAAACTACTTTTACATAGTCGATCATACCGTTTCTTAATGTATGAGAAGCAATTGCTTTAGTTTCAGTAGAACCTGAAACATCAACTGCGCCTAAGTCGAACGTTCTTGCTAATGTATTGTTTGAGTATTTAGTACCATTTTCTGTGATAGTAACG